CTTTGGTTTACGACTCTTTGGTTGCCATGGCCCGTCACTATCTTCGTGACCACCCACCTTCCATGCGTGCTCTTGCCGCTTATCAGAGGAGGCATCCTTTTCAGGCTTATCCAGAGCCTGTCCGCGCCAAGTGGTATCATCAGGTTATGGCAGCGCTTCTCACTCTTAGTGCCGTCAAGGCTGGTTGGAGTCTTGTTTCTCAGCTGGGACCCCGCATTTTTGATCTTACTGCTAGTATCTTTGGCACACAGGCCACTCGTCAGGTTCTACGTCAAGAGGCTTTGAAAGAGCGTAAACGCCGTATTGGGCGCACTCACTTCAAGAAAAACCCTGCGCTTTTGGGCTTGGATGATAAGGAGGTACTCAAGACCCAGGAGCTTCCCGTTTTGCAGTCGGGTGGCTCTTTGTTGCCTTCTGACAGCCAGACTTACCCTCTCATTCGCAATAATCAAACTATGGTTGAGATGAAGGCTTCTGATGGTAAGTGGTATCCTTTGGGCAACATCCTTTTTATTCGGTCTGAGATTGCCCTGGTCCCGCGTCATTTCGAGGCCAACCTTAAGGACCATGAGGCCACTGAAGTGCTGTTTACTAGTATTGGTGGTGCTCCCGAGCGGCTGACTTCTAAGTCTTTTTGCTCTAGTATGGATGTTAGTGTCGGTGTCAACGGCCAGTCTGACGATCTTCGTGTAGTACAGTTTAAGGGTGTCCGTAGGCGCACTGATATTACCGCTCACATCTTGGATTGGGATCCTGGTGACATTTCGCGCGCGAACTGTGCGGACATTCTTCGCCTTCGTCGGGTTTCGAAACTCGTCGAGGCAGAGCGTCTTAACGCAGCTCCTCTGCGACATGAGGCTCGTGTCCCCATTAGTGGTGCAGTAGATCAGTACGACATGTTGGTTATGCCTCTTGATCTTGGCTACTCAGCTTGTGGGTCCGTTCTTCTTAGGTCTGCACTGAAGGGTGGCCAGGTTCTTGGCATGTACGTTGCCGGTGGTGGTACTAGTAAGATTGGAGCTTTTCGTGCTATCCGACGTAGTCAGGTCTGTTTGGCTCTACAGAACGTTTGCCCTTCCGTGGACTCCGTCAAAGAGTCAAAACCTTGGGTCGACGTTGCTGCTGGAGCTAGTCTTCCTGCGTTTCAGGCTGGTGGGTTCCTGCGCCGTTTACCCCCCGAGTTTGAGGTTGTTGGTCCTGCCGTTGTCGGCTCTCGTCATGTTCCTGTTTACTCACCGTCTTCGACTAAGCTTGCACGCACCGGATTGGAGCAGTTCTTAGGACCTGGTCCTCACCTTCCAGCCAAGCTTGAGGCAGACAACCTCTATCAGGCGCTCCAGGATTACGTGTCTCCGCGCATGTCTTACGCCGATTCTGACAGGCGTCTTTTGACGCGCGCCTCTTTTGAGATCTATGCGGAGTTGGAGTCTTACGTCCCTTACGGTTATCAGAAGCGTCTTCTGGGGTTGGAGGAGTCCATCTTGGGTGTTTTGGATTATGATCTTAAGCCTGTCGATTCTCGTACTTCTCTTGGTTTCCCTTACACACAGTTAGGTTACCGCAAATCAGATCTGTTAGATCCTGCTCACCCCCATGGTGTAGGTTTTCGTTCACATGTTGTCAGCATCATTTCCCAGATCCACGAGCACCGTTTGTATGTTCCTGTGTTTGCTGTGTTCCTCAAGGATGAGTTGCGTTCCATAGAGAAGGTTGAGGCCGGCAAGAGTCGTCTGATCCATCCTGCTCCTCTTGACCTCATGGTGCTGTATCGCATGTACTTTGGCTGTTTTGATACGGCCATTCTTAGTGGTTGCCCCCACAATGGTATTGCGTTGCGCACCAACCCCCACGGAGACGATTGGCGTGTCATTTATGAACGCCATAGTTCTTCCCAAGGTCTTGACACTCCTGTGTTTGCTGGTGACTACGAAGGATTTGACAAGTGTGATCGTGAGTTTTTCATGTTGAAGCATGCACAGGCTGCCAATGAGTGGTATCATGACAGTGCTGAGAACCAGCTAGTTCGTGTGTCCATCATGTCGTCTGTGGCTAACTGTCAGATCGCTGTCGGCCCTAACATAGCTCGCTGGGTGTGCGGTATGCCCAGTGGTTTTCCTGGTACTTCAGTTGTAAACAGTGTTACTAATCTCACTCTTTTGCGTGCTGCCTTTCTGTCTTTGGCTCCAGGCCATTCTCCGCGCTATGTTGCCACTGTAACAGGTGACGATAACGTTATTACTCCTTTTCCCCAGGTTTCACAGTTGTTTAACCAAAACACCATCGTAGAGCCTTTGGCTAGGTTTGGCTATAAGTACACGCCTGAGACTAAAGGGGACACCGCTCCCGATCTCCGCCCTCTTTCTGAGGTTGAGTTTCTCAAGCGCCGCTTTGCTTTTGGTGTAAATGGGCTAGTGGTCGCTCCGCTCCGTGTTGAGTCAATTCTCAAGAGTGTCCTTTGGACCAAAGCTGGTGATGACATGGCCATTTTGACGTTGAACATAGAGAACGCTCTGGTTGAGCTTTCTAAGCATGAGCCTTCTGTTTGGGACAATCTTGCCCCTACTATTCGTGATGGTTTTCGTGATCTCACTGGTATTACTCTCTACCCTGTTGAGGGCCGCCAGTTGTTTTGGCTTGAGCGTTCTCGTGATCTCGACGCTCCTGAGTGGACTTTGTAGGTTTTCTCATACGCACCTTCCCAAATATAGCACACAGGTTGTTGTAATACCTCTATAGACGGCTTGTGCAGGCGAAAGTTGGTGTAAGAGACTTAGCTTTTTAGCTTTACCGACCAGACGGTCTGCGGGCAGCCCCCGTGAAGTCAGGTCAACAGGGGTGTGGGTTAAGCCCTTATCCAGGCCAAACCCGAGAACATGGATAGCTAATACTCAACCAATTGTCACATCTTCTGCTACTTTGTCCACTGATAATGTTGTTAACCTGGACGATTGCGACCCCATTACTGGGGTCGCTGTCGCTGCCAGTCAAGAACAACAGAATAATCAGCATTTTCTCGATGAGGCGTGCGTTCAGGGTACGGTCATCAGTGAGAGTACGTGGTGGAACTACTTCAAGTATTCACCGTCGTATGTTCCGCAAGAGCTCTTTTCTCGCCCGTGGCTTTACAGCACTTTCGCCTGGAACACTTCTGCCACGCTTCAGCAGACTGTCCCGCTTTCTTATGCTACTATTGCTTCTAACCCACTTTGGCTTAGCCATTTGGCTGGTCGGTCCATGTTTCGTGCCACCTGGTGTTTTAGGGTGGAAGTGTCTGCTAGCCCCTTCATGGGTGGCTGGTTACGTTTGGCTCATCAGCCTGTTAGTTCTATTGTCATTCCTGCTACTTGGGCTAGCACTATGTCTCGACTGAGGCAGTTTCCCGGTGTGGATTTCGATATTAGTAGCCATACTAGTGCGATTTTCAAGATTCCTCACCGTTCTTTAGAACAGTGGATTGGTTTGACTTCTTCTACCAGTCCTCAACATAATGGTTTTCTTCACGTTTTTGCCCGCACCCCTCTTAACCAAGGGGACGGCACCGCTCCCAAGCTTTCCACTTGGATGTGGTTTGAAGACGTGGAGATTTGTGGAGATTCTGCTACTACTGTGGGTACTTTGGTGCCGCAGGGCCCTCCTCCCCGTTCTAATAAGGGTCCGCCTAAGAACCCAGAAGAGACAGGTCAGAAAGGTGTTCTTTCGACTTTTTTAGCCCAGGGGGCGGTGGTGAGCGACACGTATCTTTCGAAGATTCCTTTTCTCAGCAGCTACGCCGCCCCGCTGAGTTGGACGGCTCGCGTGTTGTCCAAGGTCGCGGGCGCCTTCGGCTTCAGCCGACCTCTAGATCAGAGGCCGGTTACTGTGACCCGTCTTCAACGATGGGGAGGCTTCAACTCCACAGGCGTGGAGACAGGTTACATGATGTCTTTAGCCCACGATACTCAAGTTCCCCCGGTGCCGCTAGCGGGTCAGAACTTAGATCAGATGTCCATCAAGTTTCTCGGTCAGAGTTTGTTTCCCATGGTGGAAGTGAGGGTTCCCGATACCACTCCATCCCAGAAGTTGGTGTGCTCGGGAGTCCTGTCTCCCTACTCGATGTTGCGGCACCCGTTGTCGAACAGCTGTTGTCCTCTGATAGATTACCAGTACACTCTGATGACACCCACCCCAGCTTTGTTGATAGGTATTCCATCTTTCGTGCCTTCTGCGGCTTTGTGGTTGTCCTCTTGGTTTGGTTTTTGGCGTGGCTCCATCCGTTTCCGTCTCCTGTTTTCTAAGACCAAGCTTCATGGTGGTCGCTTTGTCTTCATTTGGGATTATCGCCCCACGGCCAGGTACATTTTGTCCACGCCTGGGGCCAATTACACTCCACCTTCTCTTAACATTTACCTTCCCGCAGACATTACAGCTGCTCACCCTGATAATAAAGTTGTAATTGACATCCGGGAGTCTTCAGACGTTGAGATTATAGTGCCTTATCTTGCTCCTTTGAGCATGTGGCCTACTACTGGCGGCATAGGGTCTTGGGGGCTCTACATGTTAGACCCTCTCAATCACCCTTCAACTACCGCCAACTATGTTGACGTTGCCATAGAGGTTAGCATGGGTCCTGATTTTCAACTTGCTGCTTACCGTTCTTCTCCTTTTATTCCTGATGACAATATGACCCCTCTTTTGGCTCAGTCTGGTAACGTTGATTACTCTGGTTTACAGCAGCTTGGGGCAGCAGATGATGCTGCTTCTGTAGAACTGCTCAATGCAACCATGGGTGAGATTGTTACTTCAATTAAGCAGCCTCTTTTGCTGCCTGCTTTGCTTCCTTACATCAGTAGTTCTGTTAATTACTGGTGTCCAATTGACATTCTGCGTGACGCTAGTAACCAGTTTCTTGTTCCCAATAGGAACAACATGCTGGATCACGTTCGCAGGATGTACTCTGTCGAACGCGGTGGTGTTGTTGTTACCGCTGCTATTAAGACTAGTCAGCCTGATGTTTCCACCCAGTTTGATGGGCGTATTATGACTCCTGTCACCGGTACGGGTATTTACTCCCCCGGTGGCGTTGCGTCTGTTTATCAGGTTAATGACTGGGTTTCTTCTACGCCCAGGTTCATTTTGCCTAGGTTGTCTCCGTCTGGCGGTTCCTACAATAAATTAGGTATTAACACAATACCCAATGCAGCAGGTGCTTACTTTGACGGTAATTACAGGACAGTTAGTGGCCCTAATGCTGCCAACACTGTCCTGTACCAGAGTGTCGCTGATGATTACATGGCGACTTTGTTTTTGCACACTGTCCCCGTTTGTATTCCCAACGGTCTCTGGTACACCTAAATTTTAAAAACCCCTCCTTCGGCAAGAGGGATATAAAAACAACAAAATTTCAAAACCTCTACACATCTGTGTTTTGTGTAGTGATAAAAATTCTGCCTTAACTCTTTTTTAAGGCTTTAATAAAATCCCCGAGATTTTAACTTTTCTCTTAAAGTCCACTTCTAAAACCCGCCAAGCCGGGTTGTGGCACCCCATGTAGATTTCTATCCCCGGGGTTGTTAGTTTGTGAAGACCAAGTATGGTTCCCAACATAAAAATTAGCTAACGACCTTTAGGGTCGTTATCGTTGGGTTTTAGCCAGCTTGGCAAGGTCGCCTTGTTTCCTTCACTCTTTAGCAACCCTGGCGACCTTTTTCTATATTGC